CGGACTATCGGCAAAGGACGCAGGAAAATTCGCAGACGAAATGGCTTACGCAATGAGCCATTCAAACACAACAACCGAAGCACTTGGAGAAGCATATAAAAACTGCGCTGCGACAGCGGCTTCAATGGGCTATTCGGTGGAAGAAACAACAGCAGTCTTGATGACAATGGCGAACGCTGGCGTTAAAGGCGGCGAAGCAGGAACAGCCCTGAACGCTATTATGACAAGGCTTGCGACAGATACAAAAGGCTGTGCAACCGAACTGGCGAAGTATGGTGTTGAAGTGTACGATGCGCAGGGCAACATGAACAGCCTGTCAAGCATACTGACAGGAGTGCGCGGCGTATGGAATAACCTGACAGACGAACAGCAAGCGAACCTTGCAAAGACAATCGCAGGAACGAATCAGTTTTCAGCATTGCAAACAATCATGTCTGGCTTGTCAGATGAAGCGATTGCAAGCGGAATGTCCTTCAGTGACTATGCTGAAGCATTACAGAATTGTGACGGCACTGCATCCGACATGGCGGCAACAATGCAGGACAATTTACTGGGAAGACTGACACAGCTGAAGTCGAAGCTGGAAGATATTGGAATAACTGTGGGAAATGCACTGCTTCCATTCATGGAAAAGGCAGTGGCGAAGATTGGCGAACTTGCAGACAAGTTCGCAGCATTAAGCCCACAGCAGCAAGAAACGATCCTGAAGATTGCAGGCGTTGTGGCTGCGATCGGTCCTTTGCTGACGATAGTCGGAAAAGCTATCAGCGTATCTGGACAGCTATCATCAGGGATCGGAAAAGTTGTTGGCAAGCTGGCGGCAATGGGAACAACAGCGTCAGGAGCAACAGGCGGCATGGCTGTCCTGAAAGGCGCGCTTGCGGCGATCACATCGCCAGTCGGAATTGCGGTCGCTGCGATCGCAGCAATCACGGCAGTCATAGTGACACTGTGGAACACGAACGAAGACTTCAGGAACAAGATCACGGAAATCTGGGACAGAATCAAAACAGTGTTCACAGAGTTCGGACAGCACATCACTGACAAGCTCAATTCGCTGGGTTTTGATTTTGAAAACTTCGGGGAAGTGGTCAAGGCAATCTGGGAAGGCTTCTGTAATTTGTTAGCACCGATCATCGAAGGCGTGTTCAATAATATTGCGAACATTATTGAAACAACGCTGAATGTGATCACAGGCGTGTTTGATTTGTTCGTGTCGTTATTCACAGGCGACTGGTCAGGGGCTTGGGATGCAGTAAAAGGAATATTTGAAAGCGTATGGAATGGGCTGAAAGAATATATCAGCAATATTCTGAACACAATCAAGGGCGTTGCTGACGCTTTTCTGGGCTTATTTGGTACTTCATGGGATGAAGTATGGAATAGCATCAAGACAACCTTTGAAAACATCTGGAACGGCATTGTATCGTTCTTCACAGGTATACTTGACGGAATAAAGAACACAGTAACAACAGCATGGACAGCAGTCAGCACGACAATTTCAGACGTACTGACAGGAATCTGGAACACAGTCAGCAACATATTCACGACAATCAGGGACTTTGTATCAACAGTCTTTGAAACAATCAAGAACGTGATCACAGTCGTTATTATGGCGATTGCGACGACAGTCAGCAACATATTCAACAGCGTGAAGTCAACAGTGACATCTATCTGGAACAGTATCAGTAGCACGATCAGCAATGTTGTGAACAGCATCAAGAACACAGTCAGCAACGTGTTCAACACATTAAAATCAACAGTCAGCAACGTGTTCAACAGCATAAAATCAACAGCAACATCGGTCTGGAATGCAATCAAGAACGCAATAACAACACCGATCAATGCCGCGAAAAACGCTGTACACAATGCAATCGAAGCGATCAAGTCGAAGTTCCACTTCACATGGTCACTTCCAAAACTGAAACTACCGCACCCGAAGATCACAGGAAGCTTCAGCCTGAATCCTCCGTCAGTACCACACTTTTCAATAGACTGGTACAAAAACGGCGGTATTATGAACGATTCAATGATCTTCGGAATGAACGGAAACAAGCTACTTGCTGGCGGCGAACCAGAAACAGGCGGCGAAGCTATTCTTCCGCTGAAACCATTCTATCAGGAATTAAACTCAATACTTGATGAAAAGCTGAAGAATATAGAGTCAGGAACGAATGTGAAGGTTGAAAATCACACATATATTGACGGCGAAGAAGTGGCAAGCAAGACATACACGAAAGTGGATGAACAGCTTGTGGAAGATAAAAGGAAAGGAAGGTAAGGCAGCATGAAAGTAAATGGTATTGACGCAAGAAAATATAACGCGAAGCAGCTGACAGCCGAAGTGCTGCCACCTTCGCTTGCTGTCGATTATGAGATTGTAACAGGCGCGATCCTTCCGACAGAATTTAACACAGACACAGAACTTGGAAAGCTGAAGTTGTGCATGTACTTCAGGGGTAAGGATAGAAACAGCCTGATCAGGAAGATGTCAGCATTTCTGGAAAACTTCACAAAGTCAAGTGTGCTGGAAGTGGACGGCTACAAAGGAAGGTTCAAAGCCTACACAGCAAGCAGCGACTATTCAAAGATGAAAGTGAAGACCAGATACAAGCTGAACATCGTTCTTGACGGCTATTTTTTTGATGACGAATTAAATCTGGAATATGACGGAATCACACAGACAACGATTGACCGACAAGGGACACGAAAAGCACCAGCAATCATTGAAGTCTATGCAAAGAAAGCGTTGAAGAATTACACAATCAGTGGGTTTGAAGATGACATCATCGTGGAACAGCTGGCAGCAGGACAGACGATCATCATTGACGGAGAAGAAGGACGCATCACGAACAATGGCGCGGACGCATTCGGAAGTGTTGACTTGTGGAAATTTCCAGCAATCACGCAACAGCAAACAGCCCTGAAGTTTTCAAATGCAGATGCAGTCGTTCGGATCAGGTACAAGCCTATGTGGATATAAGGAGAAAGACGGATGCAGATTTTTAATGACAAAAAGCAGCGTGTCGGAATCCTGAAGGGCTTCAAAGATCGCAAGATCGTGAAGACGCTCGATTCTGGCGATAGGGAACTGTCTTTCAAATATCCTTCAGACGGCGAAATGGTTGACCGCCTGAAAGAAGAATATTACATCAGGACAAAAGATGACGAATATGTCATCAGAAAAAAGAAGACAGGCGCGCAGTTCAATGAATACACAGCACAGTTGAATGTCGAAGAACTGGAAGGCGCGGTCTTCCCTTATGGCTTTGAAAGCAAGGAACAGACGATCAGGGCATGTCTTGAATTTGCCTTTGAAGGAACAGGCTGGAAGGTTGGCGTGTGCCAGATCACAAAGAAAAGGACAATCAACAAGGATGAAGAAACGAACGCATGGAAAGTCCTTCAGGACTGTTTGTCAACATATCGTACAGAATGCAAGATCAACAGCCTGACAAAGACAATCGACATATATGAACAGATTGGATCAGACCGCGGACGATACTTCATCGAAGGACTGAATCTGAAGAAGCTGACAGTGACTTCCGACACATACGATTTTTATACACGCCTGATCCCTTTAGGAAAAGACGGAATCGGAATTGAATGGCTAGGAAAGCCATATCTTGAAAATTATCAGTACAGCAGCAAGATCAAGACCTATGTGTGGAGCGATGAGCGATACACGAACACGACAAGCCTGATAGAAGACGGCATCGCGAAACTGGACGAAATGTCGAAGCCGTATGTCGCCTATGCAGCAGATGTGATTGACCTTGCAAGACAGTCAGAGAAATACAGCAGCGTGTTTGATTATGACATAGGCGACACAGTCTGGATGATTAGCAGGAAGACACGCACAAAGGAAAAACAGCGAATTGTGAAGCTGACGGAATATCCAGAAAGCCCACAAAAAAATACTGTCGAACTTTCAAACGCAACAAAGACATTCGCTGAAGTGCAGCAGGAAGCAACGGATCAGGCAAAGTCAGAAGCAATCAAGATTGCAAACAGTAGCGCGAAGAAAGTTCTTGAAGATGGCTATTACACGAAGACAGAGGTTGAAACACACATAACAGCATCGAAGGAAGAAATCGAACTGGGCGTGTCAAAGACCTACGAAACGAAAACCATTGTCGATCAGAAGATCAAGAGTGCAAACGATCTGACAGATGAAAAGTTGACAGAGTATTCCACAACAGAAGAAATGAATGCGGCTATCAAGGTGCAGGCAGACAGCATCACGACAGAAGTTAAAAAGAAGGTCAATAGTTCGGAGTTCGGCACGAAGATCACACAGAACGCGTACAACGTGCGTGTCGCTTGGAATGGCAACAGCAAATATATACAGCTGGAAGCAGGACAGCTGGCGATCTACAACGGCGAAGTTTCAACATCACAGAAAAGGGCTGTATTTGACGAACAGGGAAATCACTTCTATCGCGATGGATATTATGTCGGAAAGATTGGAACAAACCAGTGGTCGGGGAACAACGCGCACAAAGGGCTTGTGTTCGATCTGGACTATCAGGGAAAATACATGGCATTTGCGCAGATGAAGTCACAAGGCGCAGGATCATATACAACGATGCTGTGCTTCAGCCGCGCAGGAAGCATATATGATCAGTATGGCATACACTTGGGATGTGACTTCTATGGTCATTGGTTCGACATGTACAATGTCGATCTTCACGATGTCAATATAAACGGATACGGCGTGGCAGATGGTAAAAGCATACCGATAGTGACAGAAATTCACGACAACGGAAACGGAACAGTCGGCTGGACGACATCATCAATCAGTGTCAGAGGTGGAATGATTACAGCAGTACCACAAGGGAGCGCGAATATATAATGAGCAAAGAAATCATAATTGAAGAAGATACAAAGACGGAAACAAAAGAAATGATCCTTGATCTGCCTGAAGGCGAAAGAGGGATCACAGAAGAAGAAACAGAAACAAAGGAACAGCAGATCAAAAACACGATGCTTGCGCAGATGGATTCAAAGCTGGACTTGATACTTGCATATCAGGAAGCTGCGCTGGAATAACAGGAGGATGGCACATGAAACCGATTGAACAAAGAATTGCATGCGCAAAGGGAGAGATCACAAACGCGATCGTGACAGCCAGTACAGTCCACGGACTGTCAGCGACACTGATTGAAGGTGTACTTGCTGACGCGCTGTCGGAAATCAAATCGCAGGCAAAGATCGAACTTCTGAATGTGTACAACAAGGAATTGAGTGAAGCACAGCAGGAGAACAAACAGCTGAAGGAAGAACTTGAAAAAGCGAAGGCAGCAGCAAAGAAGACATTGAAGACCGAACCTGACGCAGAGCAGGAGGAAGGGGACGACAATGGCAATGGAACTGATAACTGACATAACACTGGAACTGACAGGCGATGAACGCTTGTATATGGCATCTGCGAAGCAGGGCGACAAGCGCACACGATTCATCAGGATCGCGCTGACGAATAATGGCAAGGTATTCACGATCCCGACAGGGTACATTGCGATCGCAAATATCAAGAAGCCTGACAAACACTTCTGCTATAACGAATGCAAAGTGACGGACAACAAAGTCATGGTCGAACTGACAAATCAGGCACTTGCAGCAGCAGGAACAGCGCACTGCGACATTGAGATCAGGGACGCGCAGAACGTGTATGTGTTATCTTCACAGGCGTTCACAATCGAGATCGAAGAAACAAACAGGAATGATGCTGCGATTGAAAGCTGCAACGAGATCACGGCACTTGAAAACAAAGTGCAGCGGTACATCGACAATATAGTTCAAACAAAACAGGATATTTTGTCGGTAGAAGCTGCGATGAAGGTTGCTGAAGCTGCCAGAGCATCGGCAGAGGTTGACAGGATAAATGCTGAAGCCCGAAGAAACAAAAGTGAAAAGGACAGGGAAACAGCGGAAACGGCAAGACAACAGCAGCTTCAGATCATGCAGGAAGCGACAGGGGCGGCGAACAATGCTGCTTCTTCAGCGAATACAGCAGCAGGAAAAGCAAACACGGCAGCGGCACGCGCTGAAGAAACATACAAGTCACAGGAAGAATTGCAAAAAAT